CTTCTGAGTAGGTTACAGACTGCTTATGAGAACTTGCCTAAATGGATGCAACAGGGTATTATATCATGGAACAAGGGTTCTCTGGAATTAGAAAATGGCAGTAAGATATTGGCAGCTTCTACGTCTGCAAGTGCTGTCCGAGGTATGTCGTTCAACATCCTCTTTCTTGACGAGTTCGCGTTCGTCCCAAATCATGTTGCTGACTCGTTCTTTGCATCTGTTTATCCTACTATTACTTCTGGTAAAAACACCAAAGTAATTATTGTATCTACCCCACATGGTATGAATCACTTCTACCGTATGTGGCATGATGCGGAAAGAAGTAAAAATGAATATGTACCAACAGATGTTCACTGGTCAGAAGTTCCTGGAAGAGATGAGGTCTGGAAAGAACAGACTATTGCCAATACTTCTGAAGCCCAGTTTAAGGTTGAATTTGAATGCGAATTCCTTGGTTCTGTTGATACATTAATCAACCCAAGTAAACTCAGAACTTTAGTATACGATAATCCAAAAACTAGAAATGCTGGTTTGGATGTATACGAATCATCAATAGAAGATCATGATTATGTGATAACTGTTGATGTTGCTAGAGGAGTTGGAGAAGACTATTCAGCATTTGTTGTTGCTGATATTACACAGTTCCCTCATAGGATTGTTGCGAAGTATCGGAATAACGATATCAAACCGATGTTGTTCCCCAATATTATCTATGAGGTAGCGAAGAGCTATAATAGTGCGTTTATATTATGCGAAGTGAATGATATTGGAGATCAGGTTGCAAGTATCTTGCAATATGACCTTGAGTATCAGAATCTGTTGATGTGTTCTATGAGAGGTAGAGCAGGACAGATTGTTGGTCAGGGATTCTCTGGTAAGAAGACACAACTGGGTGTCAAGATGTCCAAGACTGTAAAGAAGGTTGGTTCACTCAATCTAAAGACAATGATTGAAGAAGATAAACTTATCTTCAATGACTATGAGATTATATCAGAACTTACTACTTTTATTTCAAAGCATAATTCATTTGAGGCAGAAGAAGGATGTAATGATGACCTAGCAATGTGTCTCGTTATCTATGCTTGGTTAGTTGCACAAGACTACTTTAAAGAACTTACCGACCAGGATGTCCGAAAGAGATTATATGAAGAACAGAAGAATCAGATTGAGCAAGATATGGCTCCGTTTGGATTTATGGATGATGGATTAGGAGAAGATAGTTTTGTTGATGGCGATGGTGATAGGTGGTTTAATGCATCAGAATATGGAGAAACTGCTGGCGGTATGGATTACATGTGGAAATACTAAATGGAACTAGATGATTTAGACAAACAACTTAAACTAGGTCATCTTCTTCTACAGGATAGGAAGTGTAGAGTTTGTGGTGAAATAAAAAATCTTGTGGATAGTTTTTATAGAACAAGAAAAGATAGAGGTCCAGTAGCATCATCGTTTTCATACGAATGTAAAGAGTGTACTATAAAGAGAATAGTTGTTAGTAGAATGACAAACACGGTTTTTGATAGGTGGGAATATCCAGATTGGTAGTTCGCGTCGTATTTCCCCCGTCAAAACACCCATTTTAATAAATATTTTCAGATAAACTGAGATTCAAACGGAGAGAAACATGGCGACTCCTCAATTATCTCCTGGCGTATTGGTCAGGGAAGTTGATTTAACCGTAGGAAGAGCTGACAATGTTCTTGATAATATTGGATGTATTGCTGGACCTTTTGAAATTGGTCCCGTTGATGAAGCTACAAATATTACCACAGAACAACAACTTATCGAAACCTTCGGTAAGCCCCTGTCAACTGATGCTCAATATGAGTACTGGATGAGTGCCTCATCTTTCCTCTCATACGGTGGTGTTCTAAAGGTTGTAAGAACTGGTTCAACAACTAGCACCCTGATGGTGAACGCAAATGCTGGTGTAGGCATTGCTTCAACCACAACTCTCAAGATTAATAACTACGACGACTATCTTGAGAATCACGCAGACGGCGAAGACACTGATTATACTTGGGCAGCTAAGAATCCAGGAACTTGGGGTAATGGTCTTAGAGTTTGTGTTATTGACGACCTTGCAGACCAAACAATTGGTATTACCACAACTGACCTCGGAAATGCTGGTGCTACGATTGGTTTCGGAGTTACTGCTTCTCTGGTAGGACAAGTCATTGCTGGTTCGGGTTCAACTTCAACCTTTGATGGTTATCTGAAGGGTATTATTACTGGCGTCTCAACTGACTCAACCAACAGCGCATCAACAATTGATGTTAAGGTTGTCTCAAGAGTTTCTGCAGCAGGAACCGAGACCAAGATTAACTATGCAGAAGGAAATGCTGCACAATCATTTGATACCTCTGACACTGTATTCTTTGTCAATAATGCTGGTATCAACACTGGAGCATATGGTGCTGGTTCAGGAACCACTCCCGCAACCGCAGTTGACTGGTACGACCAACAGACTCTTAGCATTGATAGCAGCACAATCTATTGGAAGTCTATTGCACCAAAACCTGTTTCTAATGTATATGTCACTAACAGAAGTGGCGAAGGCGATGGTATCCATGTTGCAGTTGTTGACGATCTTGGAACTATCACTGGAACTCCAGGTTCTCTCCTTGAAAAGCATGTAAGCCTTTCTAAAGCAAAGGATGCTATTTCTAATGTAAATGCTCCTCAGAAGATTTGGTATGAGGGTTATGTTGCAGACTTCTCTGATTATGTTTATGCTGGAAGCAATCCTTCTTCTGCTGATGATACCTTCCATGGAACCGTCCCAGTAGCAACTGGATTCTCTACCGACTTCACCGCAGTCACAACTGGTGATGGTCTCTGGGGTCTGGATGCACAAGATGTTACCTACAGTGCAATTGGTAATGTTGGTTATACACTCGGTGGTGGTGTTGACTATTCCACCAACGGCGGTATGAAGGCAGAACTGAGTAGTTTGATTACTTCTTATGGTCTCTTCTCAAATAAAGATGAGCAAGAAGCAGATTACTTAATCATGGGCCCTGGTTGCACCGAAGAGTTTGAGTCACAGGCAAAAGCAAACTACATCATCTCTCTTGCAAATGAGAGAAAGGATTGTGTTGCTGTTGTTGGACCACACAGAACTAATTTGATTGGTCAGACCAATACAGATACTCAAACCACAAATCTCATCAACTACTTCAGCACCATTTCAAGTTCTTCTTATGGAGTCTTTGATAGTGGTTACAAGTATACATATGATCGTTTCAACAACAAGTTCCGTTACATTCCAACGAATGCTGACGTTGCTGGTCTGATGACTCGCACTGGAATTGTTGCTTATCCTTGGTTCTCACCTGCTGGCCAGCAGAGAGGAATCATCAACAATGCAGTGAAACTTGCTTATAACCCAAGCAAGGCTCAAAGAGATCGTCTCTATCAGGCAAGAATCAACCCAGTTGTTACTAAACCTGGTGTTGGAACACTTCTCTTCGGAGACAAAACTGCTCTCGGATATGCATCAGCATTTGATAGAATTAATGTTCGTCGCTTGTTCCTTACTGTTGAGCAAGCACTTCAGAGAGCAGCAGAAGCACAACTCTTTGAACTCAACGATGAGTTAACAAGAGCAAACTTCAAGAACATTGTTGAACCTTATCTCCGTGATGTTCAGGCAAAGAGAGGTCTCTACGGATTCCTGGTTGTTTGTGATTCCACTAACAACACTCCTGATGTTATTGACAACAATGAGTTCAGAGCAGACATCTTCCTGAAGCCAACTAAGTCAATCAACTACGTCACCTTGACGTTCGTTGCAACCAGAACTGGCATCAGTTTTGAAGAAGTTGCTGGCACAGTTTGATCGATTGATAATAAATAACAACACGGAGGATTAAAAAATGCCACACTCTATTCAGGATTTCAAATCAACTCTCATCGGGGGCGGTGCCCGCCCCAATCTATTTGAGGTTGTTCTTACTAATGAGTTCCCAGGTTCTGATGGTTTTGATGCAGAGGATTTCTCAATCCTCTGCAAGGCAGCTCAGTTGCCTGCATCGAACATCGCTTCAATCGATGTTCCTTTCAGAGGTAGAACTTTTAAGGTTGCTGGTGATAGAACCTTTGATACCTGGACCGTCACTGTAATTAACGACATTGACTTCAGAATTCGTACTGCCATGGAAGCATGGATGCAATCCATCGGACAATATGCTGATGGATCTGGTTCAACCGACCCTGCAGACTATCAAGTCGATGCAGTTGTTAAACAGTTCACTAGAGCTGCTTCAACACTTAACAATGTTGAAGGTGCTGGAATGGAAGTTGCTAAGCAATATAAGTTCTATAGCATTTTCCCAACCAACATCTCTGCCATTGATCTGTCTTACGACTCTG